AAAGGAAAATTTAAGAGCCTATAAAGACGAAGATAATAAAACTAAATATAAACCTATGTTAGGAGATGCTTAATGAAATTTGTATGGGAAAAATTAAAGTCAACACATGAGGCAATATTCGTTACGACTTTCAATCGCTATCAGGGATTAGTTTTATTCCTAATGTTACTTGCCATTATCTTAAAATAATTTATAATGTCCTCGTGATTATAGAGGATGAAAGCATACTCAATGAGAATGACAAACAGTATATAGAAACTGTTGTTCTAGGAGAACACATTTCTTTTTTCTGGGCGGAGAATCAAGCTGAAAATGATTCTAAACCATATCTTTATCACACTTTAATTCATAGGAAAACTCAACAGATTCATTCAGATTATGCTAATTTTTTTAAAGATCTTGTTAAAAAATTTGCTACCAAACATAAACTAGAATGCAGAGTTTTTTTGAGAGGGTGTATTAATTTAACCTTTCCTATGAAAGGAAAAGGAACTCCACACAGGGATCATACTTTTCCTCACCGCCAAGTAATTATCTATTTAAATAAAAGTAAAGGAGGGTCAACGGTCATCCTTTCGGACAAACATAAAATTTTAAAAACTATAGAACCAAAACAATTTAAAATGATTTCTTTTGATGGAAAGTATCCTCATTATCAAAATTATCCAAAAGACGGCCGGAGGGTGGTGGCTGTATTAACCTGTATTTGAAAATTTCGCAGCGCCCACACGTATATCCTACGTTTTAAGGGAAATATCAAATGCAATCGTAATACGTTCTTTCGATCCGACATGTTCATTGGTGTAATGAGGAAGACACATTGGAAAAATAGTAATTTCTCCTGGTACATTTTTAATTTCTTGAACTTCCGGTTCATTTAATTGATTCACTGCATTTATATAAAAAGTAGAAGTTTTTTCGCTTTGTATATTTAAATGTCCACTTAAGTAGGCATGAGGTCTAACCGTATGAATATGAGGAGTAATTTTTTCTCCTGTTCTCATCACATTAGCCCAACTTTTAATGGTAATAGAAGAAGGAATTTTAAGGTTAAGCTTTTCTAAAAATTCATTATGAAAATCTTTAATAATAGGTTTAAGTTTTTGGATTTCTTTTTCTGGCCAATCAACTAAATTATAGTGACTGTATCGTGACGTTAAACTGTGAGGTCCAAGATTCGTGTACCCATCAATAGATGAAGATTGGAGTACTGGATATTTACTAATAATATCTTTTTCTTTTCCTAATATAATTTTAGCAATTTTCTTGCAATTAATTAAATGAGAAACATTAGTTAAACCAATAGAATAGTCCCATTCAGGAGCAAATGGAGTAAGGGGTGGATCACTTTTAAAATTAAAAATTTTTATATCCACGCTTTTAATTCTTCTCCTAATACTTCAGATGCGATATTTATTTTTTTACGTAAAGATTTCACAATTTTGGAATCCACGGTTTCATCAGCCATAATGTCAATGTAGGTTACGGATTTCTTTTGACCGATTCGGTGAGCACGGTCTTCTGACTGTAATCGTTTTTCAAGATCATATCCGTTAGAATAGTAAATCACGGTATTGGCCGCAGTTAAAGTTAATCCATATCCACCCGTTTGTGGAGTTCCTACGAAAAATCGTACTTCTTCTTTTTTCTGAAACTTGTCTTTGTTCTTCTGTCGTTGATCCTGAGGCGTGAGCCCATAATAATCAACCACGGATCCCGGACCATACTCTTTAATAATAGCCTTTTTTATAATTTCCACATCCCTTTGCCAATGACACCATATAATAGCTTTTCCTTCAACTTCCTCTAATACATCCATTAATTCATTTAAACGATTATGTTTAATATCCTGAATTTTCCCTGTATCCCCTTTAAAATGACCACAAGTAATTTGTTGTAATCTCATTAGTTGCGTAAGTGCAGTGACGGTTGTCATTTGAGATCCATTTAATTCTGCTAATGCCTGTTCTTTCATTTGTTTATATATTTTCTTTTGTTCTGGGGTTAATTCAATATTTCTTTTTATATAAATTTTAGGTGGAAGATCTAAGCAATCTTCTTTAAGAACTCGATAGGAAAAAGGTTGTAATTTTTCAGAAAGCTCAGCTAAATTTTTAAATCCTGAAACTAATTGAATAGAACGTCCAGAAATATGGGCCGTTTTCATAATAGCATAACGCATTCTAAAAGAATAATACGATTCATGATTTAAATGATAAGGATCTAAAAAATAACATTGAGTGAATAAATCTAATGGATTTTTAGTCACAGGAGAACCTGTTAAAATTCTTCTATATTTAGCCAGTTTAGAAATACGGACAATATTTTTAGTTCTTAAAGCTTTAGGATTTTTAATAGTGGTGGATTCATCTATAGCCATTAACGTTCTATGTGATAATAAAAATTTTTCAGCAAATTTAAGACCCTTAGTCGTACTAAAAGCCTCTACATTCATAATAAGAATATGAAGATCATCATTAACTTCAAACAAGGTATCTAATTTTGATTGTTGTTTTTTGTTTATTAATGCTTGCCATAATACAGACCCATTATCTATATGATCAGGAAGATGGGCTGGAAGTTCCTGAGAATACCAAGTAGAAATTACCCCTTTAGGAGCTACAATTAAAGCACCATCAATTTTTCCTTTATCATAGAGCATAGCCATATTATCAATGAGAACTTTAGTTTTCCCCGTTCCCATCTCCATAAAGTAAGCATAAGTTTCCCTATTCCAGGATTTTTCTAAAGCCGTAAGCTGATGCTTATACGGATCCGTCTTAAATTTATAATTCATAATTCTTTCTATTGACTTAATATATAGGATATCTTATATGTTTGTCAATGTTAGAAAGGAATGAATAAATATGTTTAGTGTACTGGCTGGTGAAACTTCTCCAATTGTGTACGTAATTCAAGAAATTGCTGGAACAAGAGAAGGAAGACCAAAAATTAATATTATGGGAGCAGCGCATTTTGGAAAATTTAAATTCCTATTGCCTGAACTTTCACAAATTATTTTTTCTCCTGGTCCATTAGTTTTTAAATTAAGAAAAGGTTTAAAACATTATACTCAAAAAGATTATTTATTATTAACCGGAGATCCGGCAATAATTGGAGTTGCATGTTCAATTGTTTCTGATATAACAAATGGTAAATACAAATTATTAAAGTGGGATAAACAAGAAAGAAAATATTATTCCATTGAGATTAACTTACACGAGAAAGGAAAAATAGAAGATGATGGATTTTGAAAAAGATCAAGAAGAAGTTCTAGATAGAACAGAAAATATAAAATCGTTAGCTGATCAAGTTAAACGATTACGAGATTTAGAAGATGAATTTAAAAACGATGAAGAATCTCTTAAAAATAAAAAAAGAGAAATTGAAAAAATTTCAGGTGAAATTATCCCTACACTTTTAAGTGAAATGGGATTATCATCGCTTAAACTTGCAGATGGATCTGCAGTTGAAGTAAAACCGTATTATGCAGCCAACATCTCGGTGAATAACAGAGAAGCGGCGTATAATTGGCTTCGTTCTAATGGCCTAGGTGATATCATTAAAAATGAAATTACCGTTTCCTTTGGAAGGAATGAAGATAACAAGGCGGCAACTTATGCTAACCTTGCAAAGGGTCAGGGGTATCAACCGACACAGAAGTTGAAGGTAGAGCCCATGACTCTCAAAGCTCTCGTCCGTGAGCGAATTGAAGCAGGCAAAGAGATGCCAACGGATATTTTTAACGTGTTCGTAGGAAACCGAACCAAACTAACAAGGAAACAATAAACATGAACAAAGAAACAAGTGTGACGAAACGTGAAAACGCAGGCGCATTGGCTACAAATTTGTTTGAAGCTGATGCAAACCAAGGCACACAGAATATTAGACAAGAAGATCTTGCTCTACCATTTCTGAAAGTCTTGGGACAACTTTCGCCCGAAGTTAATAAAAGGGACGCAAAATATGTTGAAGGTGCAGAACCTGGCATGATTTTGAATACAGTCAGTAATGAACTGTATGACGGGACGAAAGGTATTAATGTTTTGCCGGTCTTTTACAAAAGACAATTCATTGAATGGCAAGACAGAGGTGAGAGTAAAGGCGCACCAGTGCATATCTATGATGCAGGTGATGACATACCTCAAACCACTCGTGATAAATCTAATAAAGATAGATTAGCGAATGGTAATTACCTTGAGAACACAGCTAGTCATTATGTAATAATGGTTGGTAATGCACCATCAACAGCTTTGATTTCTATGAAAGCGACTCAATTAAAAATTAGTCGTAAATGGAACTCAATGATGATGGGGATTAAAATGCAGGGTAAAAACGGGTTATTTACACCGCCAACATACAGCCACATTTATAAGTTAAAAACGGTCCAACAATCCAACGATAAAGGAACTTGGTTTGGATGGGACGTTTCTAAAGTGGGTCCTATACAAGATAAAACAGTTTATGAAATCGCTAAACAGTTTGCTTTAAGAATTGGCAAAGGAGAAATTGTAGCGAAACACGGAACTGAAGAATCTACGTCAAAGGACGTACCTTATTAATCATTCCTTTTCACTAGGAATAAAGGGCGGGAGCGGGAGACTTAACTCGCCCTTTTAAAAATATGGTAGAGAAATTTATAAATATATTTGCCGGTTTACAAAGGGCTCACGGTTGCACCTACGTTGAAAAGAAAAACGCAGATGGAACTAAAATTAAAGGTCAGTCGTTTGTAAAACGAGAAGAAGTCAATCATACCTTATGGGAAAATCATCTCAAAGGAATTGAACCAAGTCTTGGAATCATACCCATTAATGAAAATAATAAATGTAGATGGGGTTGTATAGATATAGATTCTTATGCTGGGTTTGATCATGCAAAATTAATCACACAAATTACAAAATTAAAATTACCCCTGGTTACCACTCGTTCTAAAAGTGGAGGAGCACATGTATTTTTATTTACTACTGTTCCTGTAGATGCAGAATTAATGAGAAATAAACTGGTGTCAATTGGATCAATACTCGGTTATGGAAGTTCAGAAGTTTTTCCAAAACAGATTGAATTAAAATCCAAAGATGATACCGGAAACTTTCTTAATTTACCATACTTTAATTTCAATAATACAACAAGATATGCCTTTCTAGAAAATGGTGAAGCTGCTAATCTAGATGGTTTTTTTGGACTCTATGAAAGAAATAAACTCACACCAGACCAACTTGAAAAATTAACAATAGATAGACCTGATTCAGAATTTAAAGATGGACCACCATGCATGGAAACATTAGCTAGTAATGGTATTGGTGAAGGGGGTAGAGATAATGCTTTATTTCATTACACAGTTTATGCAAAAAAGAAATGGCCATCTGAATGGAAAAATAAAATTATTTTATTTAATCAAAAAGTTATGAATCCACCATTGGATGATGCCTCTGTAGAAAGAATTAGAGAACAACATGAGAAAAAAGATTGGGGATATAAATGTAAAGATGAACCGATGTGTAGTTTTTGTGACAAAGAGTTATGTAGAAAAAGAAAATATGGTATTGGAGGAATGGCTCTTTTTCCAGTATTAAGTGATCTCCAAAAAATAGAATTAGAAGAACCTTATTATTATGTAAATGTAGATGGGCAACGAGTTAAATTAGATAACGTAGAAAGTTTATTAGAACAAAGATTATTTCAAAGAGCAGTTGCAAAACAAATTAATAAAAGACCTCCACGAATTTCTCCAAAAGAATTTGGAAGTTATGTAGACCTACTCCTGGCAGGAATAGAACCAGTACCAGCTCCAGCTGGATCTTCTAAACTAAATCAGTTAAAAGAACACCTGGAAGAATTTTGTACAAACAGAAGTTCAACCAGTACAACTAAGGAAGATATTATGAGAGGAAATGTTTATACTGAAAAAGGAAAACATTATTTTATTTTTAGTAAATTTTATCATGGATTTTTACAAAAAAGAAAATGGTCTGAAAAATCTCAGGAAACACAACAGATGTTAAAAGAATATTTTAATTATGTAGATGAGAGAATGACGATCGGTAAAAAAAGACCTACTGTTATTTCAGTTGAATCATTTGAAAGAACCGAAGATAACTATACACCTAAAGAATTAAAACCAAAGGATCCATTTTGATTTTTATGTGTGATCTGTGCTTTATAACTTTGTTAACAGCATTTTTTATTTTAAAATTGAGTATGATTATATGAAAACAATTGTATTAGGACCTCCAGGAACAGGCAAGACCACTACTCTTTTAAATAAAGTAGACGATCATTTAAAACAAACTGATCCTAACAAAATTGGATATTTTGCCTTCACACAAAAAGCTGCTTACGAAGCAAGAGATAGAGCTATGGAAAAATTTAATTTAAGTGAAGATGATCTTCCTTATTTTAGAACACTACATTCTTTAGCTTTTAGAAGACTAGGAATTAAAAAAGATTCAGTGATGCAACGTCATCACTACGAAGATTTTGGTAAAAGAATTAATATTCCCGTAGATTATATGGAATATGATGAAGATGAAGGAGGAGTCTTTACAACTAAAAGTGATTATTTAAGAATCATTCAGCTAGCAAAACTTAGAAACATATCTTTTGAAAGACAATATGATTTAAAAGAACACAGTCAAGATGTAGAATTTGATAAATTAAAAATTATAGCGAATGAATTAGAACGTTATAAAAAAGAATATAATTTAATAGATTTTAATGACATGATTTTGAACTTTATTAAATCAGATGCATCTCCAAAATTTGATGTTGTATTTATTGATGAGGCTCAAGATTTATCTTTAATGCAATGGGATATGGCTAAAACGATCTGGAATAAATCAGGAGATTCTTATATTGCAGGAGATGATGACCAGGCTATCTTTAGATGGGCCGGTGCTGATGTAGATAGTTTCATTGCTCAAAAAGGAAATTTTTTAAATCTAACTCAATCATTTCGTATTCCTAGAAAAGTTCATGACTTAGCTATGAATATTATTGGACGAGTCTCTAATCGATTACATAAAAAATGGAGCCCACGTACCGTCATGGGAAGTTTACAAAGACATCCCAACTTTGATGATGTGGATATGAGTAAAGGAGAATGGTTAATTCTTGCTCGTACTAAATTTATGTTGAATGATTTAGAAGATACTCTCTATCAAAAAGGACTTTACTACAAAAATAAATTTAAAAAATCCTATGAAGAAGATTTATATAATGCAATTTATGATTGGGAAAAATTACGTAATGGAGAAAAACTTCACTACGATAAATGTAAAACAATTTTTAGTTATATGAGTCCAAGAAATGTAAGCAAAGAAAATATACAAGGAATGGTTAAAGACGCATATTATGATTTAAATACTTTACAAAGTAAGTATGGATTAATGACCAAAGCAGTATGGTATGAGGCCCTGGATGATGCTTCTTCCAGAAAAATAGAATATATTAGAAAAATGAGAAGTAATGGGGAAGAATTAAATAAAAAACCACGTATTTTATTATCAACCATTCATGGTGTCAAGGGTGGAGAATCACAAAATGTGGCACTATTAACAGATTTAAGTTTAAACACACAAAAAGGATATGAAAGGAATCCTGATGATGAAAATCGGCTATTCTATGTGGGTGCAACAAGAGCAAAAGAAAATTTACATATCATAGAACCAAAGGATTTTTATAAAAGTTATCCTCTATGAGTGTTTGGAAAAGACAGGTTGGTGGAAATCATTATTCTAAATATAAAATCCAACCGAGCAAATTTGTAACAGAGAATAAGTTGCTATATCCGGAAGGATGTGTTATTAAATATGTCATTCGACACCAAGATAAAGGAGGAAAGCAAGATCTTGAAAAAGCTAAACATATGATTGATATGATTATTGAAAGAGACTACGAAGATAAAGAAGTAAATCCAATGAACAAAAAGAACTACTGGGGGATATTAAAAAGATGAAAAAATTATTAGATTGGTTCTATGGAATCATAGAAACCTATAGTGGAAAATTAAATAGTTGGGCGTGGGATAAACGCTGGAAACACAGAGACCATCACGAGTGGGTGGAAGGATATAAAAAATGGAAAAAAGAAAGGTGTCCTCATAACTAATGCAGATTCCTTTATTCAAACCTCAAACTGAATGGGTACCTCCAACAGAATTTCCTGATTTATATCATCATGATGAAATTGCAATTGACTTAGAAACAAAAGATCCAAACCTGAATACCCGAATGGGCTCTGGTTCCGTTATTAAAAATGGTGATGTAACTGGGATTTCATTAGCAACCAAAGACTGGTGTGCTTACTATCCCATCGCTCATGAAGGTGGTGGAAACATGGATCGTAAAAAAGTTTTAAAATGGTTTCAAGATGTTTTGCACTCACCGGCTGATAAAATTTTTCACAACGCTATGTATGATGTCTGTTGGATTAGATCTTTAGGTCTAAGTATCCGAGGAAGAGTCATTGATACGATGATTGCTGCAGCTGTGGTTGATGAAAATCAAATGCGATATGATTTAAATAACTGTTCTAAACGTTATGTTGGAAGAGGAAAAGATGAAGCGGCTTTATATGACGCAGCAAAATCTTGGGGAGTCGATCCGAAAGCGGAGATGTACAAACTTCCAGCCATGTACGTTGGCGCTTACGCAGAGCGTGACGCCCAACTCACACTGGAGTTGTGGCAGGAACTTAAAAAGGAAATTAATTTACAGGACCTGAAAGCCATCTTCAATTTAGAAACAGAATTGTTTCCAGTTCTCATTGGAATGCGGTTTCTCGGTGTACGTGTAAATCAAGAACAAGCAGCGATCGAAAAGAAAACGTTAGTGGAACATGAACAAAAGTTATTAACAGAGGTAAAGAACGAAACAGGAATAGATGTACAGATTTGGGCTGCACGATCCATTCAAAAAGTATTTGAAAAATTAAAATTACCTTATGATCGTACCATCAAGACTCAAGCTCCAAGCTTCACGAAAAACTTTTTAATGCATCATCCTGATCCGATTGTTAAAAAGATTGCTCAAGCGAGAGAGATTAATAAAGCCCACACCACATTCATTGATACAATTTTAAAACACACTCATAAGGGTAGAATCCATGCTGAAATCAATCAGCTTCGTGGAGATAATGGGGGTACG